GAGCAACAAGTATAACAAGCAAAAGAAAACCAGACGAGAGCTACTGACGGATCTGTTGGTGGCTGTCGTTTGCATAGCAATAATTGGTGGGATGTTAGTCTATGCCCACTTTGATATAGCGAGGATAGTAAACGGATGATATTAGAAACAGCATTTATGTGCATGGCACTTAACATATATCACGAAGCAAAGAATCAATCTATGCTAGGACAGGTTGCCGTAGGGCAAGTTGTTATGAACAGGGTAGAGGACACTAGGTTTCCTGATAATGTATGTGATGTAGTTACACAAGCTGTTACATACAAAGGTACAGACAAACCTGTGCTTCACAAATGTCAGTTCAGTTGGTTTTGTGATGGGCAGAAAGACGAGCCTTTGTATGACAGCAAAGAGTGGTGGAATGCACAAGAATATGCATCAATTGTCCTGTCAGGTACAATCGTGCTTGATGTGACAGAGGGTGCTACACATTACCATGCAACCTATGTGCGTCCTGCGTGGGCGAAAACCAAGACACGTACAACTAGAATTGACCGACATATTTTTTACAGATGGGAGAAATGATGAGCAAAGAATTTAAGATAACTTTAATTTATGTAGCTGTTGTTTGGATACTCGCCTTCTTAACAGGGAGTGTATTCTGATGGTTAAACTTCTTAGATATATGCAGCAGAGACACACACCAAAAGGGTTGAAGACTTATAGATTTAATCCACCTCGTTCTTTAATTGAAGATGGTGTAGTATCTCGCAGAGAGCTAGGACAAAATTATAATGAAGCAAAAAGGATAGCTGCAGATCTGAACAAACTGATAGATGAATACCGTCAAGAAAAACTGACAGAGCTATCAGTTACCAGATCAACTACACTGTCAGAACTTTGTGACATTTATCTTTTGTCTAATGATTTCAATGCTTTACGTAAGTCTACTAAAGCAGATTATATATACTTCATCAGGATACTTTGCCTAGATTTAGGTGATAAAAAGTGGCATACTATATCTAGTAGGTTAGCTAAGAGAACTTATGAGCTTTGGGTCAGACGTGGTGTATCTCTTGCCAATCATGTTTGTAGTGTAGCATCTAGGATATACAACTATGCAACTGATATGGAGTATGGTAATCATAATCCTTTCTCAAACATAAGAAGAAAGGCATCTCAACCAAGACGTGTAGTGTGGGCTAGAGAACAGGTTTGTCAATTTCTTGACTATGCATATGCAAACTACGAATATCGTAGCATAGGTCTGATAGTGCAGATGGCATACGAATGGTGTCAAAGAATAGGAGATATGCGTTTGTTGACTTGGCAAGACCTCGATTTAGACAAGGGGCAACTGACCTTGGAGCAGTCTAAACGTAGATCAAAAGTGTTTTTGCCTATCAGTGATAATTTATATGAGATGTTACTAGAGCAGAAGGCAGACTTTGGCTTTCAAAGGTACGTAGCACCCAATATAAAGCCCATACAGGGCGAGTACCACCCCTATGGGTTGGAAAGGGTATCAAAAATAGCAAAGCGTGTCATGAAGCATTTAAACATGCCTGACGAACTCAAACTTATGGATCTCAGACGGACAGGAGTTACAGAAATGGTTGACAGTGGAGTCCCAATGGGGCAGATTATGTCAGTGACAGGACACACAAATGTACAGTCGGTCAAGCCTTATCTGAAGCACACATTTGAGAGTGCAAAGAATGCTTTAAACACTAGGAGAAAGTATAATGCATAATATATATAACATATTAAGTGATATAGACATATTAAATGATGAAACAAAAAGAATGAACTGTCCTAACTGTGGTGGTTACAAAACTTTTACAGTTACCAACAGTATGGGTCGGTTACTTTGGAACTGTTATAAGGCATCGTGCAATGTGTCAGGCTCTAAACCTGTGCATTTATCTGTAGAGGACATCAAAAGAACTTTACGTAAAGAGGAGAAACAGGCTGAACATTTTGTAATGCCCGAATATGTTGTACCCTACAATGGACAGCCTGAGATTACAAGATTCATGGAAAGGTTTGACTTGATGGGTGGACTACATCATGACGTAAAAGATAACAGAGCAGTGTTTCCCATCGTGCATGATGGTGTCACTGTTGATGCTATTGGGCGAAGTCTTAGAAATAGTTTGCCTAAATGGAAAAGATATGGGAATAGTGGCTTGCCATTCACATCTGGATGTGGTAAAGTCGCTGTAGTTGTTGAGGATTGTGTCAGTGCCGTTATTGTAGGCAGTGACGTGTATGTTGGGGTTGCTGTGTTAGGCACGTCACTGTCAGACATACACAAGAGGTATCTGTCACAGTTCTCTTCAGCTATTGTAGCACTAGATCCTGACGCACTACCTAAAGCAACCGAAATGTGCAAGGATCTTAGAAGTGTAGTAGAAACAGTACGAGTGATTCGATTATCTGACGATCTAAAATACAAACGTCCTAACGACATTGAAAAACTAACAGCAATAGGAGATGAATTAAATGGAACAAGCACTAATACGTAGTTTGATGAACAAAGACTTCTACGATGATCACAGAGGTATCAAATGTCCTGATAAACTTTTTACAAAAGATCTGCGTAAGATCAAAACATCTGTTGACTATGCTATGAAGACATACAACAGAACAGTAACACCTGATGAGGTCGAAGCTCTGTTTATGTCAAGCAATCCAACGATGACAACAGCACAGAAGCAAGCCTATGGTGATTTGTTTTTGCGTATTAAGAAAGAGTCACCTCTTGGTAAAGACATAGCACAGGAAGTGTTGTCCAAGCTCTTCCAACAAGTGATAGGCGAAGAGATTGCCAATCTTGGTTTTGATTATGTAAATGGATCTCAGACTAGTTTAGAACCTTTACGTAACCTACTAGAGCAGTACGGTGATGACTTCATACCTACCTTGAATATAGATTGGGCTGACATATCTATTGACACTTTGCTTGCCAAGAACGATATGGAAGCACGTTGGAGATTCAACATACCAAGTCTTACACGAAAGATTGAGGGTATCAACGAAGGACATCTGATAGAGGTTGGAGCTAGACCCAACACAGGTAAGACATCCTTTCATGCTTCTATGATCGCAGGAACATCAGGTTTCGCAAGGCAAGGGGCAAGGTGCGTTGTCTTATGTAATGAAGAATCAGTTCACAGAGTTGGCATGAGATATCTCACAGCTAGTTCTGGAATGGATCAGTATCAGATAAAAGAGAATCCTAAACTGGCACATGAGAAGTACGCAGAGGTAAAAGAGAATGTAAAGCTCTATGATTCCACAGGACGTGATATGTCGTGGGTTGAGAGTGTAGCTAAATCTTTCAAGCCTGATGTCGTTGTGTTAGACATGGGAGATAAGTTTGCAAAGACAGGTGGTTTTGCTCGACAGGATGAAGCCTTGAAAGCAAATGCTGTCCACGCTCGTATGATTGCCAAGCAGTATGGTTGTGCTATATTTTATATGTCACAGCTATCTGCTGAAGCAGAGGGCAAGGTTGTACTCAACCAAGCCATGATGGAAGGTAGTAGAACAGGTAAGGCAGCCGAAGCTGATCTTATGTTGCTACTAGCAAAGAACCCTGACGTTGAGGGTGAAGAAGAGCAATCACCACAAAGACATATCAACGTGGTGAAAAACAAACTGTCTGGTTGGCATGGCAAGATTGTCTGTGAGCTAGACTACAAGACAGCGAGGTACACAGCATGAACGGTAGAACTAATATACTTTTAGGTGTTACTAAGAAGATTAAAAAGTTTGATGGTACTTGCCCCTCTTGTGGAGAAACACTTGAGTTGGGTAAGAATTGGCTTGAGTCTCAAAGATTACAGAAAAAATATCATTGTTCATCTTGCAAAGATAAAGAGAATACAGCTAGAATGTATGTGGACGGTAAGTATATATCTGTGCGTCATCCTCTCTACAAAGCAGGACGGTACAAAACATTTAATGATGCTGCATTTTCTTCTTTGAAGAATTACAATCAGTGTGCATCAGGTCATGTATACGTAGTATCAAACCCTGCTTGGGAAGGATGGTACAAAATAGGAAAAGCTATTGATGCACAAGATAGATGCAAAGGATATCAAACATCTAGTCCTCTGAGAGATTATGTGTTAGAGTATAGTAATACTTTCGATGATAGGAATAGAGCAGAGAGAATGACACATGACAAAGCACGTAAATTATCTGTAGACAATAACGGAGAATGGTTTAAGATGCCGTTAGATAAAA